TGGAGATGGAATGTGTGAATCTTGTGGTAAAAATAAAAGATTAAATGCACATCATTTTTATTCACGATCTATTAGATCGGTTCGTTGGGATGTAGATAATGGTTTTTGTTTATGTGTTGGATGTCATGTATTCTCATCATCTTTTTCTGCTCATAAAACACCAGCAGAATTTGTAGAATGGGCAATAGATAAGCGTGGCATCCAATGGTATGAAGATTTGAAAGAACGAAAGAATCGCATCGTAAAATATAAAGATTTTGATGTTGATGAATTACTAGATAAAATAAATAATATATGAAAAACACAGGCTGGATAAAACTAAATAAAAAAATAAAGAATCATTGGCTCTGGGATAAACCAGAATATTTAAGAGCATGGATTGATATGTTAATGGAAGCAAACTTTGCAGATGTCACCAAGTTGTATAATATGGAACTGGTAACCATAAAAAGAGGTGAGTTCCCTACATCATTAAGAAGTTTATCAGATCGCTGGAGCTGGTCAATCGGTAAAGTCAGAAGGTTTTTGAAACTTCTCGAAAACGATTCGATGATAGACACATCAACAGACACAGGCTTTACCCTAATAAAAATAAGGAATTACGAAGCTTTTCAGACATCAAAAAGCACACCAACAGACACACACATAGACACACAGACAGACACACCGACGGGTACTACTATAAGAAGTAAAGAAATAAAGAATATATATAATGATCATTTTAATGAGTTCTGGAAGTTGTATCCAAGAAAGATTGGTAAATCAGTTTGTAGTAAAAAATATAAGATAGCATTGAAAAAAGTAAAGCATGAAGATTTAATTACTAGCTTGAAAGATCATGTAACTGGCTGGAAAAATACTGATCTGGAATATATACCACATCCATCTACTTGGTTAAATCAAGAAAGATGGAATGATGTAGTTGAGCAGCCAGAAGTAAAAGCTAAATCTAGAACTTACAGAAAAACCAAAACTGGATTATATATTGCTTATTGTGCAAAGTGTGGTACTAAAGCCTATCCTAATGATTACCAGATTAAAAGTGATTCATGTTGTGGAACTGATTGGCTTATAGAAAAACCAGAAATAGACAATACTTCAAAGATAGATAAACAGATTATAGATAGGATAATGGCATGAAAACTAGGAGAGTTAGTAACTGGAAAGGTGATGCAAGAAGAGCAGATGATTATATATCTTATTGTAATACTTGCAAAAGATGTTGGGAACGTAAATTTTTAAAAGGGAGTAGTGGCAGAAGTAGAAATAAAATTATTCATTATTCTGATTTTGTTAGCTATGGAAGAACCAGAAAAGAATGTTTAACTTGTGAAAAAGAGGCTTTAAATGGAATGTAAACATTGTGGCTCTGGTCATGTTCAAAAGAAAGGCTATAGATATAGTAAATATAAAACATCACAGAGATATACTTGCTTTACTTGCAATAAGCAATTTTCAATATCATTATCTGAAGAGCTTATAAATACTAGAGATTTACCTCGAATATTGTTATTTGATATTGAAACTGCTCCGATGGAAGTTTTTGTCTGGGGATTATATAAACAATTTATTCCACATACAAATGTGATCAAAGATTGGTTTGTTTTGAGTTGGTCAGCAAAGTGGCTATATGAAGATGAAATACTTTCAGCAGCAGTAACATCGGAAGAAGCATTAAATCGTGATGATAGCCGTATTTTGGGCGAAATATGGAAACTTCTGGATGAAGCTAATGTCATCATAGGTCACAATGTAGATAGATTTGATGATCGGAAGTTAAAAGCCAGATTTATAGTAAATGGGATGATGCCACCTTCACCATATAAATCAATAGATACTTTAAAAGTAGCCAGAAAGGAATTTGCTTTTGTATCTTATAAACAGGATTTTTTAACAAAGTATTTTGATTTACAGAATAAGCTAGAGACTAATTTTCAACTCTGGAAAGATTGTGTGGCTGGTAAGCAAGAAGCATTAGATAAAATGCTAGATTATAATAAGCATGATGTGATAGGATTGGAGGAAGTGTATTTAAAACTCATGCCATATATTAAAAACCATCCAAATTTAGGTGTAATGATGAATGAAACAGTATGTACTAACTGTGGATCAGATCATTTGGAGGAAACAAAATACTATTATTACACAGCAGCAAACAAATTTAAGGTACACAGATGCATGAATTGCAAAGCAGTTATGAGAAGCAAAAAGAAAGCCAATTCAAAGCAAACAGAGGTTAGAGCTGTACCAAAGTAATGCCTCACAAATAGAGCTAGGTAGCTTGAAATCTGAATATATTGATGATCTTAACAGTAGATATATAAAGATAAAAGGTTCTTGTCAAATGAAACTATCTCTGGTTTGGCGATTAGGTTAGGTGAGGCATAAATTTAAATAAAATAGGAGCGTAGTATGATCATGTTTAATATAGCAGAATGGATAGCAAATGTATTAGTTTTAGGTCTAGGTGTTTTTTTCTGGACTTTAGCTATAGCAGTTATGTTTTTAATAATAACAGAGTTTATTAATCAAGTACAAAAATGAATAAATGTAAAAATAAGAATATTTTATATTTTAAAAGCATGGATGAAGCAAAAGAATATAGAAAATTATATCTAGAGCCATATATATCTTATTTTTCAAGCAAATATCTTAATAAACCTATAAAAGATAGCTCTGGAAGGATAAGGATAAACATTAAAGATAAATACTCAAATGGGTATGATGCTTTCAAAGGTTACTGGCGAGAGATGCCTTATTTTGATTTAGTTACACAAATGAAAAGAAACAAAGATAGTATTATAGGAATAATTAATAAACAATAGAGGTAAGAATGGAATCACATACCAAACCTTGCGAAATGTGTGGAAAATCAGAAAGCGAATATGAGAGAAGAAGAGAAAGAGAGAAGATAAACACCATTAAAATAAAAGCGTTTGTAATAGGTAGAAGGTCAGTAAGAAAATTTAGTGGTAGGGAAAATGATGTAATAGATGCTTTTTATGATCTAGGTATCAATGATTTAACTACTATAGCAGATCATCACAATATAAGCAGAAGTGCCTGTGAAGTCTATTACGATAGAGCGATGGATAAATTAATGGATATGGATTTTGAAATATGAATAAAGAGATAATAGAGTTACTAGAGGAAAGGCTTGAGAAAGGGAAGCGAGAATACAACGAAGAACTTGATCCTTTCGATGGTAGAATCTGGGAGATAGAAGCTCTGGAAGAGATATTGGATGGTATGATATATACTGCCACATCTATATTAAACATCATACATAGAAAAAATAACAAATGATAGATATTCCTATTCCTAAATGGTTGAAGCTAGAAAGCTATAATACTATCATTAGAAATAACTTCGGTAATCGAGGCTATGCAGATGGGAACAAGGAAGAACAGTATACTGGGATACTAGGTCAAAATGTTGTATTAAATTATTATAATAAGCCTTTAGTAGTAGGTGGTGGTGGATTTGATGATGGTGTTGATCTAGTTCTAAATGATAAAAGAGTAGATGTAAAGTGTATGGGAAGAAATGGAGCAGTAAAAGAAGGCTACACAAATAATTTTATTGCAGCACAGGATAATTATAATACTGATATATATCTATTCTGTTCTATTAATAAAAAAGATTCTATCCTTACTATGTGTGGCTGGGTAACAAAAGATGAGTTCAAGGATCGTAGAGTATTCCATGAGAAAGGATCATTACGATTTAGAAAGGATGGCACAGCCATTAAGGTTAAGACAGATTTATATGAAATAGATAATGATATGTTAAATGATGTATTCTATCTTGACTCGCATTGATTTGCTCTTTATATTCTCATTAATTAAACAACACATTATAGGAGATGATAATGATACTAACACTTAAAAATAACGAAGTAAAAAAAGAAAAAAACTGGAATGATTCAGCTTTAAATATTATGACAAGAAAAAATAATACTGTTGTAATTGAAACTATCTACAGATATGCTCCTGTTGCAAAAAAGACAATTACTTATTCAGAGTTTAAATCTTGGAGATTAGATATATATAAATAAAAAATATATAATAATTATTTTAGATAGAACCTAAAAGAAAGAGCCTTGAGAAATCGAGGCTTTTTTTTATATAAAAGCATACACCAGTAGGTAAGTTATCAATATTCATTTTTTTGTAGTACACTAAATACAACAATATTTTAATTTATAAGAAATAAGCATCTTATTTTGTAGGGAAATCCCTGTACTTATAGAGGTGCTAATCCTTCCTCACTCGTTGAAAATCATTATAATAGGGCGATAGACAGGAATAAGGATTTAGGTTTGTCGGCAGACCTTTTAAAAATATGAAAAGAGATCAAGGCACAGCTTTAAATGTTGAATTAGTAGGGATTAAAAACCTAAAGACTACACATAATTGGCGTTTAGAGTTTGATGTATATGAGATTGATTCAGATAAAGTAAAAGAATTAATGGATAAATTAAATAAATCATTAGTAATGGCATTGGTAGATGGTAATGAGTAAATCGGTGGATAATCGGAAGCCTAATGGTCAATTTAAAAAAGGTGCAAGTGGTAACCCTAGCACACAATTTAAGGCAAATAATAATGCAAATCCGAATGGGAGAAGAGGTGCATTAGCTGATATTATTAATAAAGTTTTTGAGGAAGGAGATGTAGAGGGTAGAACCAACAAGGAGCGTATGGTTCGCAAAGTATATAAAATGGCTATGAATGGGAGTTTGGGTGCTGTTAATTATCTATCAGATCGTACAGAAGGCAAAGCGAAAGAGATTAGAGAGATAACACACAAGAATGAACCAATAAAAATAATGACGATTGATTAATTGGAACATAGATCAGAAGCGAAAAGAAATAGTAAAGCATCCAGCAAAAAGAAAGGTTTTAGTTGCTGGTCGGAGATTCGGGAAATCTCATCTATCTCTTATGTGGCTTTTGCAGAAAGAAATTCAAGCTGGGGAGCGTAGATGGATTGTAACACCAAATTACAGGCAAGGGAAGGGAACTACTTGGAAACTAATGAGACAGATATTCAGAGACTATGATTGCCAGATCAATGAATCAGAGTTACTTGTACGTTTACCCAATGATGCAGAGATTGCTGTTCGTGGTGCAGAAAATGAGAACTCACTTCGAGGTGTTGGCTTAACAATGGTTGTAATGGAAGAATATTCATATATAAAGCCTCATGTCTGGGATGAGATTATTTATCCTACCTTAACAACAACAGATGGTGAAGCCTTCTTTATTGGTACACCTAATGGATATGATCATTTATATGATGCTTATTTAAAAGGTCAAAGTGATGATCCAGATTGGAAGAGTTGGCAGTATACAACAGTTGATGGTGGCTATGTACCAGAGAAAGAGATAGAAAAAGCGAAAGCCATGATGGATGAAAGAGCTTTTAAAACAGAGTTTCTAGCATCCTTTGAAACAACTGGTAATAGAGCAGCATATAATTTTGATAGAAGTATTCATGTTAAAGAATCAAAGCAATTAACAAACAACCTATTCTGGGGATTAGATTTCAATGTGGACTATATGAGTTCTGTATTGGGTTGTGAATATTCTGATGGTACAGTACATTATTTTAAAGAGATCAGATTAACAAATAGCAATACTGAAGAGATGGCTAGAGCTATGAAGAAGATAGCACCTAATATCCCAACCTTTCCAGATAGTGCTGGATCAGCCAGATCAACAACCAGCAACAGATCAGATCATCAGATATTAAAAGATCATGGCTTTCAAGTTATAGCAAGGAAAGCAAATCCACCAATTATTGATCGCTTAAATGCTTTGAATAGAATATTAAAAGATGCTAATGGTAAAGTAAGAATGACCATTGATCCGAGGTGTGTGAACCTTATAAAAGATTTAGAACAAGTACAGAGAAGCAGAGATGGCAAGATAGATAAAAGTGATATTGCTTTAACTCATATGCTTGATGCCTGTTCATATTATATAGCGTATAGACATCCAATCGTTAATCGCCAACCTATGAGCGTTGAATGGTGATGTTTGCATTTGGATTTGTTAGTGGTGGTCTGGGAGCGATTATTTTATTACATCTATATGGTCAAAAGTTATCAATGGATGAGCGAAAGCAAGAGATGGTATCTGATATATTAAAAAGAAATAATCAAGTGGTGAACTGATGAACTATTACGATATGATAACTATTCCAGATTTAGGTAGTAGAGCTGTATTTGAATCAATTAAAAATGCTGAAGATATGGTGCTTAAAGATGAGTACAAGAAGAGGCAGCAATCTATAGACTTCTATTATAATAGAGATATAGATAAGTATATACAGGACTACTTCCCTTCTTCTTCATTAAGCCAGATACCTACACTACCATTAAGGATTGTACCTCGTTTTGCTCGTTCCAGAATGATGTTATATAAAGCACCAGCTAAAAGATTTGTAGGTGGTGAAGAAGCTGAAGAGTACATGACATACACACATCATTTAAATAGCCAATCAAGAATAGCATCAGAGTTAGCGTGGCTATTAGGTTCTATCCATATGAAGTCTGTATGGAATGAAAGAAAGCAAAAGATAGATTATCACATAATGCCTAATGTTAGAGAATACTATTACGAAGGTGAGCTAGAGCCTTATGGCTATTCATATGAGCGTGGTGTAAATAGTAGAGGTGATAGGGAATTTGTGTTCTGGTCAGAGGCTAGAGATGGTGAGCAAGGGATGCATTTCTTATATGATATTAATGGCAAGATATATCCCATTGATGGCAATCCAGAGATGATTAATCCTTATGATATTAATCCTATATCTAGAATTGTTTTTCCTTATGATGCATCTGATGTAACAATGGCAGCTCTTCACAGCTCCATAGCATTTACTGAAGTAATGTTGGCTACTCGGTATCAGATGGGATCACCAGTAGTAACAGGAATAGATCAAGAAGTTCCCAATTTACGCTGGGGAGTGGATCGTTTAATTTCTTTGCCAGAAGGCTCATCCATGTCCTTTGTTGCACCTCCTTCAAATATCAATTCTATGTTGGAAAGTATTAAGCAGTTATTAAATGTTACTGGGCAAAATCATTCACTATCAGTTAGATGGGGTGAGCAAGGACAGATACCAAGTGGACAAGCGTTAAAGATTTTAAACATGGAGAATCTGGAATCTAGAGAATCAGATATACCTATGTTTCAAGATTTTGAAGAAATGAGATATGCCATTGATCGTAGAGTTATAGAAGTTCATACTGGTAAATCCTTTGATGAATCTTATGCTGTTGATTTCTCTGAATCTGATTATCCAGAAGAGTGGAATGTAGAGAAAGATAAGCTGATGTTTATGCTAGATAATGGATTGATAGATCAGAAGGGATTGATGAAACATTTTAATCCAGATATTACTGATGAAGAATTAGATATGAGATTAGAAGAATTAGAACCAGAGGTAATTGAAGAAGAACCAACACCTCAATCACCATTACTATCGGCATTACAGCGTGGATAAAGAAAGGATAGCACAAGAGTTTTCAAGAGCTGTACAAAAGGCACAAGCTCAAATGGTTGAGGATTTACTTGATCTTAAAGGTTCTTTAAGCAGAGAAGAGTTTATATCTTTAATCAGTACGCTTGATGTGGATGATTATATCTTTAATGAGGTAGGCTTACAGAAAGATTTAGATAAGTATTTAGCATCCTATCAAAATGTATTATCTGGAATGGAGTTTGTTGGAGAGGTAACAGAAGAAACATTATTGGCTTTGGTACGATTAGACCAAGCAACCTTTAGAAAGCAGATCGGAACAATGGGTGAGCAGATCATAGATGAAGCTGTTAAAGGGATTCTAGGTGGTAAAACAGAAAGAGAAATAGCTCAAAGTATGTTAGGTAATGTATTAAGACCAGATCAAGCAGAGACATTAGCCAATACTGCTTTAAATACTTTTGAAAGGAATGTAACTGCTGAAATGGCTGTGAATGATCCAGCTGATGCTACCTATGTTTATCAAGGTGTTATAGATGATAGAACCAGAGACATATGTTTGGATATGATGTCTGCTGGTAGTTTAACAAGAGATGAAATTGATAGCCAATATCCCGGAGCATTTAGTGATGGTGGTGGCTTTAATTGTAGGCATAGATGGGCAAGAGAAACATCGGTATCTAAAAAACTTACTGATCCGAAAGAAGCCAAAGGATTTATAGATAAAAAAGGTGGATTTAAAAGAACACCATTAACACCTCAACAACAATTAGATCAACGTGGCTAAAAAGTTAAAAGATATACCAACCTTTACCAAACAATTCTGGAAGAAGTTGGGCGATGAAACAGCAGACCGAATACGAGTGCATACTACCAAAGGTGGTAAAGATGTCAATAATAAACCTTTCGAGGTTTATTCGACAAAATACAGGACTAGAAAAGCATCTGGTAAGTTTAAGAGACAATCATCTACATCATCAAAGGTTGATCTACAACTTACTGGTGATATGATGAGAAACTTACAGACCAGAGGATTTTCAAGAGATAATGTTGTTGTAGGTTGGTCTGGTACAAATGCACAAAAGATTCAATGGAATGATGATATGGGTAGAGCTGTAACAAGTAAGCAAAGACCAGTATCTAAAGGTATAGAAAGATTTATTTTCAAAGAGGTTGATCTTGCTATTGCTAGAAATGCAAAAGAAGCAACAAGCAAACCAATTAACCTTAAAATCGGTAAATAACGAAAGGACTCAAGATAATGAGCGAGAATGAAGTACAAGATAACGTACAAGAGTTGGCTACTAATAGCCAGAGTGATTCAGTATCAAGCAACCAAGATAGTGGATTATTGCAAGAAGTAATGCAGAAAAAAGAAAGGTTGCAAAAAGCAGAATCTGAATTGGCAGAACTGAAAGGCAAGATGGAAGAGGAAAGAAAGGCACAACTATCTAAAAATGAAGAATGGAAAACCTTATACGAGGAATCCAGATCAGAACTTGATAGAGTTAAGCCAGAACTGGAATCTTTTAAAATGCAAGAAACTGCTAATAAAGATAAGATGCTTTTAGAGTTCTCTGAAGAAGATAGAGAAACTTTTAAAGACATGAGCTACCAACAATTAAAAGTAGTTCACAATAAATTAATCAACAAAACAATAAATGTTCCGAATGTGGACACATCAACATCTGCTGGTTATCAAGGGTATGAAACATTGACAGATGCAGCTAGAGATGTGGCAAGAGGAAAGCTGGATAAATCAAGTTATGCGAAGATCAAAGAAGCGTTTACATCTAGATTCAATTAACAATAATCCAACTACTGGTATGAATACTGGTGGTGTATCATCTGCAATATCTAAAGATGGTGAACATATCTATGTAAGTAAGGGTGAAAAAATACCTTATGAAGATGGATTTAGGATTTGTGTTGGACAGGAGAAAGTGCCTCAATGCAAGGATTTAATCAGTACCTTTAGCCATATATCTCAAGATCGTTGGGATGCTATATTTGGACAAAAGGATAAAACATAATGGCAGCTGGAGATTCAGGACTATTCGCTGGTGGCTTGATCGAACAGATCGAAGCTGAAGCAATCGTCAAATTTAGCGAAGCAAACGTAACAACACCTTTAGTTACTCTTAAGGGACATGATAAGGCAGATCAAGTAACATTTATAGCATACAATAGTGGTACTAATACACTAACAAGTGCTGATGTTGCAGCTACTTCTGAAAATACAGTAACACCTTCAACGAGTCTGAATACAGATAAAAAGACAGCGACTCTTGATATGTATTCTGTAATGATTCCAATATATGATGAAGCAAAATTATCTAATGCAGATGATATTGCATCTAATGTTGGTGGATTGGTTGGTAATGCTATGGCAGCAAAAGCTGATGGATTACTTAATGCTCTTTTTGATGGATTCTCAAATGCAGTTGGAGCAGCTGATGCAGCTCTAACAGTTGATAATCTATTCGGTGCATTATCTTCTCTAAAGCAAAATGCAGCCATTGGTCAGCCAAATGCTGTTCTTGATCCAAGACAAATCTGGGGAACTTATGGAGTACATAATGACCTAGTAACAGCAGCACAGTTTGCTGGTTCTGGAGTACAGGAAGAAGGTGCTAGAAATGGCTTTGTTAGCCAGATCGCTGGTATCGGCATACATTCATCATCAGAGTTTACAGTAGCAAGTAGTGCTGTAAAAGGTGGTGTGTTTGTTCCCGGTGCTTTAGGCATGGGTTACGCTGGTGAAATGATCAAGACAGAAGTATATCGTGAAGGTTCATATCTTCGTGATAACATCATCGGTTCTGGTTTCTGGGGAGTTACAGAGATCATCGACGGATGGGGTGTTGAAGTTCTTTCACAAGTTGCATAGTAAGTAACAACTGAAACATGGGGAGAGGATTTCGGTTCTCTCCCCTTACTAATCTTTGAGGAAATATGGCAGATTCAATAAATAATAAAGCAAAAGAATACTACGATAATGATGATACTGGTGGAAGCCTCAATAATAATTTAAAAGATTTTTTAAAGCAGCAAGGAGCTGAAGGTAATTCATTGAATACCTTATGGCGTAATTATGCTTATGGTGAAGGTGGTAACAGCTTAAATACCAGACTTGGTAAGCTATGGGGAACATCTGGATCATTGGTATCTAGATGGAAAGATGTACTCGGATTAACATGGGATGAACTAAAGTTATTCTTCAATGCTAGAAGAAACGATCCAGAACTACTCCTATCTGGTGCTACCTCTTTTGATGGTTCTGATGATTATATAAATTGTGGGAATGATTCTTCATTAGATATAACAGACGCTATTACAGTATCGGCTTGGATGCTTACAACTGTTTCAAGTGATCATCAAAGAATAGTCGCAAAGCAGTTTGAAACAGGTAATGGAACAGCTGACTCATGTTTTCAATTAGCTATTTCTAATGTAGATAAATTTAGGTGGGCAGTTGGTGGCGTATTTGATATTAGTTCATCTGATAGTATTGTTCCAAATACTTGGAATTATATGGTTGGAACATATGATAAAACTACTGCAAAATTGTATGTAAATGGTCAATTAGTGCAGAGTACAAGTGCAACTGCTGTTATTAGAACAAGCTCACAAGATTTAACAATAGGGACAACAAAATTTAATTCATCAATAGAACACGAAACACATGGCTCTATAGCCAATGTCGGCATCTGGAATCGTGCTTTATCTGCAAGTGAAATAG